AGCATCAAATCTCCACTTGCCAAAGGAATTTTGTGTATTGGATTGATACAGTTTTATTCTTGGATCGTTATCTCTGACAGCATTAGCATAAAATCTCCAGTTGCATTTTGTGTCTCTGGGATCATTAATGCAACTATAGCCCGCTTGTTCGGCCACATGAAAGGCTGGATTTTGAGACAATTTAGTTAAAAGTCTGTGCTGATAAACAGCATAGCCAGAGTCTAGAAAACTAGCTTCTCCACATATTAAAATTTTGAGTCGGTCTCGTTTCATAATAAAAAAGGCGGGGGATAGCCCCGCCTTTCCTTAGCTTACATCATAAGACTCTAGAAGGCAGCAACGGTATCCTCTTCTGCTTCTTCTTTCTTGTCGTTGGACAGCTTGGTTATCTTAGAAAAATTATTAACCCTGATCTTAAGAGTTGAATGCTTAACACCATCCTTCTCCCAGCTATCATTTCTAATTGACCCCTCGACCATAACTAAGTCACCCTTGCTAAAAGAATTTCCTATAATTTCGGCTCCAGTGTCCCAAGCCTCACACGGAATAAAAGACTTAATCTTATCCTTTTGTCCATTATTTTTAGTATACTCTCTGGATGTGGCAATAGTAAAATTGACCACTGAAGTATTTTTACCACTACTAGTTTGAACAGATCGAACAATTGGATCTCTAGCCAGATTACCTTTGATTAAAGCTATATTCATTTTTTAATTAACTCCTGCTTTCTAAAATAAAAACCAAACGATACTTATTATATCACGGACGATGTACTATGTCAACCTCTGGGTTTGTATATCTTATCTAGCACTATACCACCGTTTTTGGCAGTTTTACCCTGTATGATAATAATATTTCCTTCAAACAGCTCATTTCTATACAAGGTAAGCTGCTCTGTGAACAAAATAACAGAATCGCATGATCCGGTGCTGTCTCTAACTGTCATGAAGCACATATCGCTACCTTTGTTTGGACCATTTTTTATTTTCACAATATTGAAATTATCTACCTCAACACCCATTATAATTTTAGCACCGGGTTGGAGTCCTGTGATATCTTTACATTCAGCATTGGTATTACTCATATTATATGAATCTAAACGACAATGCGTGAGATTAATACCTAGTAGGTCTGTTTCTGTATCACATATCCATTCTATCTTATCTGCGAGAGAATAGGGAGGATTTTCTAGCGTATGAATTAAATTGTTAATCACACCTTTTCTGTTTGTGTTTAATCTGGGTTTTTTGAGAGATATGTTGAGTATATCAATTAAATTAAACTCAAAAAGATCTAGGCTGCATATATATTCTTTTTCTTTTTTTGTTAATTCTAATACAGCATCGTACTCAAACAACATTTCTGTTCTGGGTTTATTGTACTTGTCCAAAGCTCCACAAGAAATTAAAGCTTTGGCTGCTGTAGATGTAATTTTATCTAATATAAAGAATAAACACTGAGACCACGATAAATTAGATAGGTCGTTTTCTTGAGTAATGTTCTGTAGTTTTTTAAATACAGAATCACCAACATTCTTAATATCTGTTAAACCAAAATGTATCCTGTTGTCTTTAATGCAAAAATGCTTATTCATAAAGGAAAGCACAGGAACGCTGATTTCTATACCCATTTCTGTTGCGTTTTGTACCAATTCCCTGACTTCTTGTTGAGGGTCTATTTTATCTTTAGCGTATTTAAGATAGGAAGCAAAAAATATTTTAGGAAAATGAGCTTTGCTATATGCGGATAGATAGCCATTATAGGCATAAGAGATGGCATGACTCTTGTTGAAGCTGTATCTCTGACTTTTTTCAATCCAACCAAAAATTTCTTTAGCGTTTTCAATGGATGTTGCTTTAGTTTTTTTAGCACCATCCAGGAAAGATTTTTTAACCTTTGCCATAAGATCAACCTTTTTCTTTCCAATTGCTTTTCTTAGAACATCAGCCTCTTGCAAATCAAAACCAGCAACAATTCTGGCAATTTCCATGGCTTGTTCTTGGTATATCATTTCCCCATATGTGGGCAATAGAACAGACTCTAGACATGAATCAAAGTAGTCTATACTTTCTTTACCATTCTTTTTGTCGATAAAGTGATTACTAACACTCTTACCATCTCTCATAGCCTCTAAACAACCGGGTCTCATGATACTAATAAGAGCAGAAAGCTGTTCTATATTAGATGGCTGTAATTTTTTGGCCATCGACCTGCCAAGTCTGGACTCTAACTGAAAACAACCTTTGGTATTGCCCGACGATATCAAATCCCAGGTTTTTTTGCATTCCAAATTTAGATTTTCTAAATTCAAAGAAAAATCTAATAAAGGAATTTCCCTGTCAGACTCTTCTTCTAACAACCTAAACTTGCAACCGCAATCAAAAGTATAATATTTCATACAAAAGAATTTCTAAATTTAATTTTCTGCGAAAGGTTCCTGTGTAATTTTAAAAATCTGATTAGAATTTCTGCTGAATCTTTAACATCTTTAAGGGCGTCATGAGCGCCTTCTTTGGAAATACCCACGTAATCACGAAAATGATCAAGTGTATATTTTTGCAACTCATCGTTTGATTCAAACCAATAGAAGAGTAGGTTCATAATATCTATGACATCTCTAGGATAGAATAGGTCAGAATTCCCCTCCTTATTAACATTTTTATATTTTTTGCTGAGTCTCTGCAATATTCTAAGATCAAATTTGTTTATGTTATATCCAGCAGCAATAGGGGCTGAAAACTGATTTTTTCTAGCTGATCTTGTATGATACTTTTCCAGATAACTAACAAACATTTTCCAGCTAGCAGATTGCTTGGGATAATTATGCCAAGTAGCTAATACTTTGTCTTTTGAAGAATTAGAAACTTTTGCATGAAAGTCTAACACATCGCTATCTTCATAAGCATAGTCTTTCTTTTTATCTAATATCAAGGGTTTACAGTTGATATTAAATTCAGAGTCTGGAATAATTTCTAACTTTATAGGATCTACCATAATTGCAGCAATCTGTACAGGATCACAGCTTTCTGGATCGGATCCGTCTGTTTCCAAATCAAAAACACAAATTTTTTGTTTATTAGCCATTCTGTGGTTCCACTATAGTTCCTGGTTGTAAAAATGTTTTCTGAGAGTTGTCGTCTACCTGCCTAGCGTTTAAAGATTTGCAACAGCTCACTTTTTGCGCCTTTATTTTTTCAAACACAGTTGTTTTGCCAGGAATTGTAAATTTATCACCCTCTTTAAGTTCTGAAAATAATTTTGACATTATAATTCTCCATACCTAAGTGTATTACTAATATTCATTACTTTGTCTAACATTGCAATGCCTAGAACATCAAACTTAATGATACCCAAATATTCTAAGTCGTTCATTTCCATACCGGCAATTGGTTGTTTAGTTTTTGTATCAAAAATCATTGGACATATTTTTTCTAATTTTTGGTCTGTTATCACAACCCCAGCAGCGTGTTTTGATTGATTTACCTTGGTTCCTTCTAGCCTCATGGCTTGTTCGAACCTTTTTGCGAACGGCCCTGCGAGATTGCCCTCCTTATCAATATAACACCAATTCTCAAGGCTGTCAACCCTATTTTCCAGAGCCCACCTAATAATTGAAGCATCTCCGTGCTCGTCTTTCATTTCTTCTAATTCGTCTGCTATCTTAGCTTCGTCTGGAATATGCTTGGTAATCTGATTCATTTCATCAAAAGATACATCCCCATACACCCTTAATACATCCTTTAAGGCACCACGCCCTTTGAGAGTGTTGAAAGTAATCATTTGAGATACATTATCAGATCCGTATTTATTTTTAATATAATCAATCACTTGTTCTCTTTGATTAATAGGCACATCCATGTCAATATCAGGCATGGAAACACGATTTGTGGTATTTCTTCCTGCATTATAAAAACGCTCAAATATTAAATCGTGCTTAATTGGATCGATAGACGTAATATCAATCAGATAAGAGACTAAACAACCAGCAGCACTACCTCTGCCCGGTCCAGCTAACCACCCCTGAGACTTCACATATTTGACTATATCGGACACTATTAAAAAATAGCTAGACAAGCCAGCAGTTTGTAAAATAGATAGCTCATATTTGATTCTATCCGCGTACTTTTGGTGTAACGATTCATCTACTTTTTTTGCTATTTTATTCCTCCACCCTTCTCGACATAATTGCCTTAAATATTCGTCTGGAGCCGATTCCGATTGAAATGGTGGAAGTCTAGGGGCATGATTGATGTCATATTCTTCACATAAACTATCTACATAAATAGTATTGTCTATTTCTTCCTGCGGATGCAGTTCAGACATTTCGTCTCCTGAAAGAATGTAGTATTTGTCACTAATGAAAAATGTAGACATTGGCACATCTTCATTATTAGCAAGTTTACGATTAATCTCTGGCAAAGTTGTTTTGAGGTTGTTGCATAAAAGTATTCTTTGATCAATAGCGTCTTTTTGGTTAGCATAGTGAGCATCTGGGGTGCAAATAACTTTGACTCCTGTTTTTTGGGCTATAATTCTGATGCATTCTGTTAGTTCCTTCTGTATCGGATTTAATTCATAATCCATTAGTTGTGCTTCTAGAAAGAAATACTCACCAAATATATTTTTGAGCATTGATATTTCATCATAAGCAATATCTTCCCAATTAGGAACTATGGTGTCATTATCTATAATTTTATTTGCAATGTAAGAGCCGAGATGTCCACAAAAACCAATAAGATTATCATCTACTATCTCAGCCAGTTGCTGCATACTAATTCTAGGTTTTTTGTAAAAAAAATCTGGCTTATTAGATTCAGAAACAATATTGACTAATTTATTCCAACCTTGCAGATTTCTTGCTAAGACTAAGAAATGACTTAATTTAGCATTGCTTTTATCTTTAATAGATGCGTGTTTATCGCAAATGTATAGTTCACAACCAAGAATGGGTTTAATTCCTTTAGACTTTAGTGCTGAGTGTATTTGTGCGGAACCTGCTATATTTCCATGATCCGTTATCGCACAGCTCTTAACTCCTATGTCAACACATCTTTGAGCAATTTGCTTCGGCCTACTTAGGCCGTCTAATAAAGAATAGTGACTATGAACGTGCAACGGAACATAACTATTGTTACTTGTCATTACAGCCCCTGTTTTCTGTTTGCTTCTTGTGCCAATCTTTGTTTTTTGTTGTCTAAATCTTGATACAGAGAATAAGCATTAGGATATTTGTTGCTAAGTTCTGGATATTCTCGTCTGGGTTTTACGTCAAAAGATAAGATGTTCTCATCACAACACAAGAAAGAAGACAGTTTTGCTGTATCAATATTATTAAAGTCAACAAAATAAATCGGGAAACTGGTATCTGCATTTATCCAATTTTCAAATTGATGTTCTATGGAAAACAAATCGCAATTTCTTTCTTCGACCAGAGAAAAAAACCTATCGGCATTGGCCAGATTTGCAGGTTTCAGTTTTTGTGCGTTTCCAAGCTTTACCACTTGCAACCACGACCAGCTTGGATTTCTTCTGTAAAAAGAACATATACATTCAAAAGATTTATTATATAAGAAAATACACTTGTTTACTTTGTAATTTGCTAATTTAGGATTATTGGGGCTGCTACTGTGCTTAAGCCCATCATTATCTCCAACAGAATTGGTTATAAAATTTTTACCTAATTGCTTCATGAAATAGCTCTGACCACTACCTCCAGAGCCAACTATTAAAATATCTAATTCTTTTTTCATTTCAAAACTCCTTATTCTGCACTACCGGGAGGCTTGTAGTATCCAACATTATAGCCTGGAACTGTGTATTCGTCAACCACATTTTTCATACCTTTGGTCAGAATTTCGTGATGTATTTGTTCGCATTTCGTCATAAAGTCACCCTTTTGGCACACCTGACCGTCTCTATATTCTATGATCGGCAAAACATGATCGGTATCTTGAAAATTAGTTTTGCCATAATGGCATAGTTTTGTACATTTCCAACTTTTGCTTAATGTCGGAGTTTGACATTTTTGTATTTTCTTGAATTTTTTTCTGAGCAGATCTTCCATTTGGTTTAGATCAGATTTTTTGAAGGAAACACTAAAAGGTCCGCCATCATTAATAAAAAATATAGTCACAATACAATTTTCTATTTCTGGATAGAGATGTTGCACAGCATAAAAGTATAACATCAGCTGGGGATCTTTTTCTAACTTTTCTTGGGTTTTTTCCTCTCCAGTTGCCCAGTTCAATCTTCTTCCTGTTTTCCAGTCAATAATTTCAACAGTATTATCATTTGGTCTGGTTAATAAATCTATTGTACCTTTAATTGACAAAGTTCCTTCTAATTTTTCACCATTGTAATCGTAAGTAAATTTTGCCCATTTTTTATTGATTGGGATATCGAATCTTTGTTCTGGATACAATATATTTCTGTTTCTGGGATCAAACATTCCATCGCCATATTCTATGGCTTTATAAGTCCATTTATGACAATCTTTATAATCTGTTGATGACCACTTATGGTGATTAAACATAGAGGTGTAGTATGCGTATACGTCATCTATGATTTTGTCTAATTCATAGTTGTTGATATCTATCTTACCTAAGATATCATCTTCAAAAGAATTTTCACCCTTTTGCTCTGTATATTTAACAAAAGCAAGGATTTCTAATACCTTATGAACAATAGTTCCTTTATCAGCTTTTTTATTTGACGGTCCTTTATATCCTAGAACATAGTCAAAGAAATATTGTTGCTCACACATATCGTGAGTATTGTAGGATGAGCTACGAAAATATGTAATTATAATTGGACTATTCCTTTTGTTGTGAGAAAATCATATATAAGTTCGTTTTTACGTCCTATTTGCATGTCTGTATTATTTATTACCAAATCAAAATTGGAGTAGTCGTAGTTATCCTCATCAAGAGCTGTTTCACTTTCGTGTTGAGAATCATATAAATTTCTATTCAATTTAAAAACTAAACCACCAACACTTTTAACGGCTTCGACCTCATTCGGGAAACGACAATCTGCTATTAAAGCTAAAGGAAGATTTTCGTCTTGTATTTTTCGAATGGTAGCATCAGCCCAAACGTTGTTTTGCATTTTTCTGAACACATTAGTGCCGACATATTGCATTACCTCTCTAGCGCTCATAGGTTTTTGATTATCTGGCCAAACACAACTAACAAACTGATTTTTTTGTTCATCAGAACCGTAGCATTGTTCATAAGTTAAGCCTAATATATCTATGCACATTTGCTTTAAAGGATCAGCAAAATTATATATGGCAGAATTTTTTCTCATAGTTTGCGCATAGATATTGGCTATAAATTCACATGCGCTAGTTTTACCAGATTGTTTACGACCAGCAATCGCTATGATAGTTGTATTAGTATTGCTCATAAATTTTTTCTAATTGAGGTAAGATTATATTTTGTATATCTGTTATTTTCATTTCTCCAATATCAGGAGCATCAAACTCCGGTCTATATATGCGATATATGTCCTTACACTTTTCTTGAATTTGTTGATATGCCTTATGACCAGCTTCATCATTGTCCGTTAATACCACAATGTTCATAGCTCCAGAAGAATCTATCAAGAGTTTCTGATAGTTACTCAAAGAAGAGCCAAATAAACCAACGCTGTTATGCAAGCCAGCTTCTTCGAGCCTCCACACATTTCCTGGACTTTCAACTAAAATTATTGTTTTTGTATCCTTGATATAAGGTTTGGCAAAAGAAAAGTTGTATAAATTGTTTTGTGATTGAAAATTCTGATTGTGCTTCCATTTTGAGTAAATCCATCTTTTGTTGGGTTCTGGGCATTGTTTGTTTGGATGGTGGTAAGATTTACAACTAGAACATTGTGAATGTATGCTTCTACCTGTGCATCCGGTAACATACATTCCATCTGTTGAATATACTGGGACTACTACTCTATTATAAAATGGTTTCTTGGGGTTGTCACATAGGCCGACACTATATTTTTCTAATACTTCCCTAGAATAGCCTCTATCTAGGTAGTATTGAGCAGGTATATGCAATGACCGCTTAACTTGCTGCGGGTCTAATTTCATTTGTTCGGATTGCGTATTTTTGCTAAAATTCTTAGCTATATATACAAAGTTGTCCACACTACTTGACTTTGTTGTATTAATGCTATCGAGGTCTTTATTTAAAAATTTAAGGATAAATTCTACGGCTTGTTTAAACGATACTGTTTTATCTCCAGATTCCGACCATTCATACTGTTGTCTAGATAACACACCTCTAACAAAACCAATGATAGAAGATTTGAATACTTCTTCACAGTTGTGTGTTCTGCATTTCCAATTACCCCTATACATATCTCCTGTATAATAAAGATTTAAGGCTGAGTGATTGTCTCCTTCGTGAATGGGGCATCTACAAAGCACCATCTTATCTGTCATTCTGTAATCTTCAACGCCCAGCACTTCCAATAATTTTTCAATATCATCACAAGCTAGGTCGCACAAATTTTTAAGTTGCGTTTGACTATACGAAGTCGATTGTTTCATCAGACTGTTCATTGATTATAAACCCATCATTTTTAGAGGAAATATTGTTCTTAATTTCTAATTTAGTATTACCTTCAGTAATTTTTGCACACCAACCTTCCATATGACAATTGATATAGTCATTGTCATCCAATCCTCCACCATGTCTACTAATCACTGGAATTAGTTTTCTATTTCCAGCTTCTGGTCCATCTTCTGCAATTTCTTCATCAGATTTTCTTTTGAATATTGTAAAATTACTACATAACCATATGATTCTATCCGAGCCGCTGGCTGTATCTGTTGATTCTTTCGTGATACCATCTCTGTTTAATTGTATAAAAGAAACAATCGGTACTTTATATTTATTTGCTAAGTTATGCAAAGATGTCATCATGAAACCGAGCACTTGATATTCTTTCATGTCTTGAGAAATGCCCTGGCTATCCATAAGTTTCAAATAATCATAAAATATCACGCAGTCTTTAGCAGTTCCATCTGAATTGAGACCCACATCTTTTACAAGCCATCTTTTTATAACAGACAACTGCTCATCAAACGGTTTGCCAGAAATAGATTTATAATAAAGTTTAGATTCTTTGAGTTGTTTGGCTGCTTCTAGAATCTTAGTCTTTTGCATTTCGCTATTAGCAAATTTTCCGGTCTCAATTTTATTAATTTCTATTGATGAAATCATGGCTAAAATTCTATGTATATGGTCTTCATGGGACATTTCTGTATCTAGATTCAAAACAGGGATTTGTAATTTCGAAGCTATATGAAAACCCATATTATCAGACAGCAAAGTTTTACCGGTTTTTGGTCTTGCTGCAATAACATTAACCGTACCTCTTCTCAAGCCTCCTCCTATAGATTGATCATAGATTGGAAAGCCGGTTGAGATACCGACATTGGTAACAGGATTGCTGATTAAATAATCGATGTGTTCATCAACAGTATCTCCGATATGTATTGGCTGATTTTCAGCATCAGAAACAGAGGATCCAAAATCAAACACCGTATCTTCTGCTATAGCTAAAATTTTACCAACACTTTCTGTACCTGTAAGATCTCCTATCTTCTTACCAGCAAGTTCTAGTTTTCTTTTAAGAGTTCTTGCTATTTCTAATTTTTTAAGAGTAGCAGCAAACTTTCTCAGATTTTCTGACTCTACAGGAAAATCTATAAGAGATTTTAAATGCTCACTTTCGCTTTTGCCAGCAAGTACGGTATCGCAACCTAATTGCTTTGCGGCAGAATATATTGATGGAACATCTATGGTTTTTGTATCAGACTCTTCATAAATTTGCTTTATACACTTATATATAATACTATTGGTTGATATAGTAAAACTATTTTCCGAAACAATATCAGAAACATCCAAATAAACATTTTCACCATAAGTAATAATACCAGCTAAAACAGCTCGTTCTGCGGCAGGATCTGATAACATATTTATCCTAGATTGGGGTTTGACTTAGTTTTTTGTATAGAAACAAGAACGTCAGATAAATTTTTTAAACTATTTGCCATATAAGATAGTCTGTCATTTCTTTGTTTCGCATATTTTTTTATTTGATTCAGAGCGTATGCTTTTTCATTATGTTTAATAGCTTGTAGGGATTTTTCTACGTAGCCATATCCTTTATAATTATTGATTTCGTCGGCTATAGTTATTTTAATTTCTTCTTCAGCCCAGTTGTATCGAGCTATTTCTCTATTAATAGTTCTTTGCAGATGGAAAACAAATTGAGATAGTCTATATGCTATTTGTCCACAATCGGGAGGTGTTAATTTTTCTAGATCGTCCCTGTTCATTGTAAGATAAGTGTTGAGTTCCTGTTCAGGCAAAGCATCTCTACTATACTTCGGTAATCCGACGCTTGACTCGTATTCATCAAGAATTTTATCCCAATATTCTACTTGTTCTTTGGAAGTTTTACTCATGTATGTTCAGCCTTTCACCCCATTGTACCACAGATTCGTCATAAGGCAAGTCAATAATTTTGATATCATTGATATCGCACCAATCCCTTTTTTCCCTATCCCTTCTTTTATGTTTCATAAAATTTAACTGTGTGCCATGAAAAAATGGAATGAACTTATAGTGTTGCTCACCATTTACTTCAATACACAATTTTAGTAATGGTACATAAAAATCTAAAAATAAAGTAGTACCATATCTTAAAGGTATGCCGACTTCCTCCAGTATCTGCATGGTAGGAAAAGTATCTTTAATTAATTGACGAGCTTTGAGATGCAGATCAGATTTATTTTTCATCTGACCTTTTGCGATATGTCCAGTTAATGACCAATTTTGAGTATTGCCGTCTAAATCTACAATTTGCATACTAAATGCCCATAGTTGTTTTTACTTCTTGCCAAAGAGAATCATAAAGCTCAGGATTTCCAGATAGATAATCTATTGCTTTTTCCATGCCTTGAAATTTTGGTTTATCTTCAATAGAAGAGTATGTGTACCAAGCGCCCCCCTTAGAAATTAAACCCAAATCTACTGCTAACTTAAATAGTTCGGCATTTTTATCTATCCCCGTGCCATACCTAATAAAACTACTAATACTACCCCCAGGCGGACCAAGAGCCGAGCACAACACTTTCCAAACCACCTCTTGACCTATCTGGTTTTTATCGTCTTCTTTTCCAATCGACCAAGCCTTAAAATATTCTGCTCTAATTTTGATATCTGTTTGATAAGCAATAGCTTGTCCGCTTTTTTCTTTCCATTCTACATTACCATATCCAGGATTACCCATTAAATGCGTAATACCGATCACTATATTTTGATTAACAGGAATAACATTCGCCACTTTTCTGCAAAACTTAGCCAATAATTTTGCACCATCAGCTCTTTGCATTTTATCCATACCGGAAGTAATCTCAGCTTCCGTACATAAAGCAGAATATGAGTCTATGATAACTATAGAGCCAGGTTCCTCATTGATAATTCTTTCTGCAATTTGAAGATATTCTTCTGCATGCAAAATTTTGCCAGTTTGAGAACCTATAATATTAAATCTGTCTAAGTCTAAATTAGGTATCCCTTGAATGTCTCTCTTCTTTAATCTACCTTCTATGTTCAGGTAATACACTTGTCTGCCCTTAGCAAAACTTCCGTGAGCGTATTCTGGCTTTTGCGCTGTGGCAGCAAAGTCTAGCGATGTGGTAGTCTTGCCGCATTTAGGTTGTCCCGTAAATACTATAAAACTTCCTTCCGGGATACCACCTCCTAAAACAATATCTAGCGAAGGACTTACAGGAATCACAATCTGCTCTCTGTCTACTACAGAATTGCCCGATACAACAATGCCGTCGCCAAACTTTTTATTAACATCGTCTTTAATTTTCGTCATTGTCTATATCCTCTAGTTTATCTAAAATACTACTTTTATTATTGTGTTTTCTATAAGTGTTGACCGCATTTCTTACCAATTTTTTAGTTAAAGTCTGATTTTCCTTCTCCACCTCAAGAACTTTCTCTTCTATAATCTGTATCAGATGAGGTGCTCTCAAGGAAAAAATCTTTTGTGCTCTGTAGTCATTCAAAGCTCGAATGACAGGCTTCTCTCCATACTTGCTAATCAGTTTGTTGGCTGTGGCTATTTGATTACGGAAAAATCTAGACCATTCCTTATTCAGCCAAAAACGATAATAAAGATCCTTTTTATCTTTAACCGCTTTGTGTTCACACACTATTTCTGTAACGTACTGAGCAGCAGTTACTTGAGATTGTGAATATTTAGAATTGTATTTCATTGCTTTGGTAAATCAACGTCTTTAGCCGCTTCTGCTAAAGATTTATTCAAATGCTCTTTAAACTTGTCTATAAAAGGCTTATAGTCTTCTGCTACAGCAACAGGGATGATGTATCTGTCGTCTATCGCTTCGACACAACCCAACTCTTTTTTCTTATGATCTGTTGCTATTACTTGATATTGTACAGTAATGATTATCTCGTGGAGACAATTTTCTTTATCTGGAACGCCTCTTTCCTGATTTCCTGAATCCTTATTAAAGAAATCGGCATATTGCCCTTGATCAAAGTTGTAATTGCTTTTACGCAATTCTTCTAAGATATTAGCAATATGTTCTTCATCAGTAATATATTTTTGATTATCATCCTGATGATCCGGAGCATCTGTTGCATTTGTATCTGTCATATGAACTCACTAAACTTGGACTAACTTTTTCTTTTTTGCCACATATTCTACACGTTACTTGAACAGGTTCAAATTCTCTGCTTCTCTCTATTGGCGCTACATTTTCATGAAGTTTTTTATCAATGTCTGCATCTTCTTTATGCATCTTGAACTCTGACATTTGTAAAAATTTATTTGTTCTAGATGGTTTTGTGTTAGAACTATTGTTTGATCCATCTTCGGTTACATCAAGTAATGAAGACAGTAAAGATATTAGCTCTTTAACCTGTTCTGGATTTTTTTTGAGTTTTTCTATATCCATTATTTATTCTTTGGTCTAAAAATGTGAGAATGATTAACAGTGGTCGGTTGGGTTTTTTTCCTTAAATTATCAGCAAGCATAGAATCATTTTTGGTCATAATTCTAGCATTGTTAGAACTTTGTTTATTTTCATTAATTGTTTCTGTGTTTGCATTACTGATTTGTGTTGTAAGATTTTTATCTTGTATAATAGTTTCTATTTGTTTTTTAGATAAGTTTAAATCCTCACAAATAAAATCAATATTTTTTCCTGAAGTATACAGATATTCAACAGCATATGTCTGTGCTTTACTAATCTTAGGCATTAAATCATCTCTCTTTCAGCTTGCAGAAGCCATTTGGTATTTTTAGTTTGTAGGTATTTTTTATACATATCAAAAACAATCATGTTGGTAGTTTTAAATTGATACGATTCTTTAATTAATCTTTTTTTTGCATGAGTAAACTCTTCTGAAACCGATAGTTGAGAGTACGGATCGAGCAATTTACCATAATTCGACACTTTTACATAATATAAAACAGTGTTATGTAGGTGGGTTTGTTTTGCCACAGAGTTCGTGTCTGTTGAACATCTATAGTTGTTGTTCTCATCTATAAATTCACTATCTTGTTCAGCACAAAAATATAATGTACTGTTTTCCTTAATCGTGTCTTTGCTAATCTTTATTGTATGAAATGTCATTTTTGCCTCATTGAAGTCATACCGTTAGGTAGTTTAAATCCTGTGTAATCATCTTTATATGCATTATGTTTTTTGTGTAAGTGGGCTTTCTCATCGTTACTCATTCTGTCTCTATTTCTATTAGCTAAATCACCTATAGTATTTAATTCATCGTCAGTTTTAATGATTGAGTTGGTTAATCCTCCCAGATCATCCTGATATGATCTTCTCATCATAGAAGCACATGAGCACTCTATAGTATCCTTATAGTCTTTAAGGCTAAAAAATATTTCTGTTTTCAGTCCGCAATGATCACAAATGTAAGTGTACTCTGGCATTACTTTATTTCTCTATGTATAAAAGATAATATTCTTTCATTTTTTGTTCTGAGAAAATCGATATACTGTTTAAAAATAGAGTGTGGAACTTTGGTGAATATTGTTTCTGACTTACAAACAGAATCTATATATGTATTTGTTCTTTTGGATTTAATCGATAGTTTTTCTACTGGATTAAAAGGCTCTTTGTCTGTGTATGTTCTAATGTAATAATCGTATTGATCAACAAGCTTGGAATGATCAGGTAGCTTTTGCTTGACCTTCTTTGCCATAGCCTTGTCTTTTTGATCCCCATCTAATAGAGGATAGCCTGCTGGATCGTAATTATCATGTAAGCCATTTAAAGTATAGAATGTTGTATCTTCTGTGTGTTTTTTAATGCTAAATTTCATAGATTATAGCCAGATATATACTGTTGCCATTTTTCATTAGTTGTGCCATTACCTATAGTAATCAAATGTTGATACCACGGCAAGTATTTTATAGAGAAAGACGGCTTAAGAGGCTCGTTTATCAATGTCATATTAGCCTCTTTAGGGGTTTTATTTCCTTTTCTTCTATTACATTTAGAGCAAGCCGTTACAATATTGGTCCAATTTGTTGCGGATCTTGTATCTACAAATCTTGATTTAGGCACTACATGATCATAAGTAAGATGATTATGAGAAAATACATTACCGCAATATTGACAAGTATAGTTGTCTCTAGTGAATAAATTTTTGCGAGAAAAAACTATATTGTATCTTTTGTGCAACTTGAAATATCGGACGGTTTTGGCGACAGCTGGGATTGGAAATCTTCTATTAGCACCAATAATATATTCATTACTATAGTAATCAATAATTTCTATGCCTTGATTTTTTTTATACTTATATTTAAATGACCAAGTAATTGCTTTTTGCCAATTAATAATACCTATAGGAGAATAATCAGCATTAAGTATTAAACAATCTTTGTGCCCACACATTATTTATAACCTATCAACTATATCACCGATAATGGGATTTCTGACAATATCTGAAATTTCTAGCTCAGAAAAACCAATATTATTAACACCTTGTAATCTAGTTATTATATCGGAGAAACCTTGCCTTTGATTATAAGCCAAATCCGATTGCTCCAAATCACCCGTCAATACCATTTTACTATCCATACCAATTCTTGTCAAAAGCATTTTCAACTGATCATATGAAGCATTCTGACATTCATCAGCTACTATAAAAGCCTCATGAAAACTTCTGCCACGCATTAAACCTAAAGGCACCACTTCTATTTGTCTTGTGTGTTTAAGTTTCTGGAAATGTTGAGCTTTCAGAAAATAATCAACCTCATCAAATAAAGGCAATAAGTAAGGATGTAATTTCTCTTCTGCTGTACCTGGAAGGAAACCTAGTCTCTCTCCAGCTTCTACAACAGGTCTGGTAATGACAATCTTTTTTACTTTAAAATCAAGCAAATATTCTAAAGCCATTCCAATAGCTATATGGGTTTTGCCGCTACCAGGAACCCCCTGACAAAAAGTAACGGTATTTTCTGCAACGGTTCTTATATAATCTTTTTGATTAATAGATCTTGGCTTAAGTCTATTTTTAAAACCAATTACAATGTCTTCAGGTTTATCAAAAACATCTTGTTTGTTTGTGTTATTGTTCTGATTCAGGACACTAAATTTGGTATTGTTTTGTTTTTTTCTTTTTCTCAATGTTATACCTCACGGAATAAAGGATTAGATCAAACATGCTCCACCAGCACAACTAATTTCCTCTATTCCCACGGTATTGTCCTCTGTTTCTAATAGTTGTGTATAATCAACCTTAGCAAAACTATCATATAAATCTGTATATATTTTCCAATTATATACATCTTTCATACAATACGTCAATCGTCTTATATCATTTTCAAAATACTTTCTCGCAAACCTCCTCATTTTAAGAGAAAATAATTTTTTATCATCGGTGTCTTTATCTGTTTCTTGATTTAGAGTAATATAGTCACAAGCTGACCATAGATTGTTATCAAAAGCATTAAGGCCCAGCTCAATTAAACCAGAACACCATAATGCCGGATCTCCATACTCTTTAACTATTTCGCGGCTAGTTAGCACAGTTGTAAATGGCGCTTGAGGATAGTCTTTATCTCCACTTTGAGGAATAAGACTGATACCTGCAAAATATTTACGATTTTGATAGATATATTTTGTTACGTCTCCCCACTCATCAGGTTGTACAGTCACGGTATTGCTAACATTATGACTAAGAAAATCTTGCGTACATAATGATCTGTTTTTACCAGACTGAACCCAATTCTTTTGTGTGTCTTTGACAACAGACAACATTTCTACTGCTGGTAATTGATTTTTTAATTTAGAACCATCTGGCACTTCAATGGGAAATTTAATAACCTCATCGGTGTTGTTGGCAGACCATGACGACTTTTCACAAGCCTGTGGATTGTAGCTCTTAAAGTATTGATATGGAGGCTCAAGAATATTGGCCTGAACATGTCTAATGTATCTTTTTGCATGATGAGGATGAATCCCAGAACTTGTACCAAGCATAGAACTACTTGTACCTTCTGGTTTTAAACAGGTGACTCTGGCTGCTTGATTAATACCAATTTTTTTAGACAACTCTTTGTTGGTATCAACAGCGATTTTTGCACCAGCTTTTAAAACTTTTTCTGTTAGTACTAGATCATGTTTTTCCATAATTCCAGTTAATGAAACACCTAATAGTGCTTCTCTATCAAAGATAGACTTGCTGACTTCACCTAAATAATCTAGATCAGTAAATCCCGCTTGTAGTGTTCCAATAATAGCAGCTGCTTTGCATCTTTCATAAAAATCATCTTCATCTGTTACGGAGGAACAGTTGATAGTAGACAGATTACAACCTTGCCATCCTGACTTACCTGTTTTTTCATCAACAGGCCACATACCTACCTCAACGCAAGGATTAAAAGTCATTTCTGTAGAATCGCTCCAGATAAATCCTGGCTCACCAAATTCTTTAACAGACTCCATAAGATTTTTAAAATCTTCATAGGATGTGTCATCTTTTAATAGTAGTGCAGAGTTATTGCTTCTTGCTCTTTGAGGATTTTCTACGTACCAATTGCCTGTCTTGGCTTTTGCCATCTCCTCATCATCGGCACTAAATAGCGCTAATGACGCACTTCTACGCACCCCACCAGATAGTACAGCATCGCTGCTGTGCATAATAATATCATAAGCATCAATCGGTCTGAGCTTTTTTTGGCCATTTTCAATACACTTGTCTAAAAGTTCTCTAATTTTTTCTAAACCATTTTGCAGTGGTTCGAAACCGGGGGCTTTGCCAACACCAGAAGATAGCTGGGCTCCTTTTTTACGAATATTACTATAGTCAAAAACTACATATTTATCCCTATATTCTGTAAAACGGGACTCGCTAGGTTTATTAAAATAGGAACTTAATAAAATTCCTAAAGAATCAGCCCAGCCCTCAATACTATCTTCTATAATATGTTTTACACCTTTACGCTTATCTT